AAATAAGTGATCCCCAAAAGCACCGCGGGGATGCTGAAATAAACCCCAGCTTCGCCGCGTTTTTGCTATACTATCCATAGGCGCTTCGGGGGAGTCGGAGCGGACACGTCCCCGCTTGCAGGCTCTCCCGGCACCAAATTTATATGTAAAGGACGTGTTTATTATGTACGCTGGTCCTGGCGTCTATCCCAGCGGCCCGATGCAGGGCCCCCAGCAAAACGCAAATGGATATCCCCAGCAGTCCGGCCCTATGCAGCCCTCTCCTACCCCCGCGCCGCCCCAGCAGACCCAGGTGCTGTTCCGGCCGGTCTCCTCCTACGATGAGGCCCTGCTGGTCCCCGCCGACGTCACCGGGGCCATTACCCTTATGCCCCACCTGTCCAACGGCCTGATTTACACCAAGCAGCTGGACTCTAACTGTAACGTGGATTTTGGCATCTACCGGCGGCTGTCCAATCAGCCCACCCCGGCTCCCGCGCCTGTACCCGCGCCGGCCTATGACCCCCGGACGGAAATTGAAGCGCTCCGGGATGAGGTGAACGCCCTGCGGGCGGAGCTGGAGGAGACCCGGAAAACGGCCCAGAAGCGGCCGGCCGGAAAGGGGGCGGAGTCATGAATCCCATGCAGGGCGGGGGCAGCATCCCCCAGATGATGCTGCAGGCTATGATGCAGGGGAAAAGCCCCATGCAGTCCCCCATGGTTCAGGAGATTCTCCGGCTGAAGCAGCAGGGCCTTGGCCCCGTGGAGGCGATGCAGCAGCTTGCGCAGAAATACCCCCAATTCCGGCAGGCTATGCCCTTCCTGGGGAACAAAACGCCCCAGCAGATGGACCAGACCGCCCAGAACGCCCTCCAGCAGGCGGGGGTGAATCCCGCTGATCTGATGAATCAGTTCCAGCGTTATATGTAACCATCAAAATTACATATCAGGAGATGATCTCCTTTTCGGTTTCGCCCGGTTCCTGACAAAAAACCGCTCTTGACTTTGACACAGTCGGGGGCGTTTCAGGCCCCCGGTGTGAATAAACCGAAAAGGAGAATTTTATTATGGCAGAGAGCAACGACGCCCTGATGGCTTACGCAATGGGGCAGGACAACGGCCGCTGCAACGGAAACGGCGGCATGTGGGGCGACGGCTGGATGGGCCTGATCGCCTTCGCGATGATCTTCGGCTGGGGTAATGGCGGCTGGGGCGGCGGCTTCGGCGGAAACGCCGGCGGCGCGTACCCGGTGGAGGCCATTTTGCAGCGCAGTCTGGACACCCAGACGGTGATCGGCAAGCTGGACGGCGTGACCCAGGGCCTGTGCGACGGGTTTTACGCCCAGAGCAACGCTGTTAACGGCCTTGGCATGACGGTGATGCAGACCGCCTCCCAGGCGGAGCTGGCCCGATGCCAGCAGCAGGCCGCGCTGATGCAGCAGCTCTACCAGATGGGCTATGACAGCAAGGACTGCTGCTGCCAGACCCAGCGGCTGATTGAGCGCACCTCCTGCGACGCCGCGTACGCGGCGGCCACCAACACCGCCAGCATCATCCAGAACGCCCACAACGACACGGACCGGGTGATTGCCCGTCTGGACGCCATGGAGTCTGCCCGCAAGGATGAAACCATCTTCGCACTGCGCCAGGAGCTCCAGGACGCCCGGTTCCAGGCCAGTCAGAACGCCCAGAACGGCTACATTGACGCGGTGGTGAATTCCGCCGTGGCCAAGCTTCAACCGCCCCGGCCCGTCCCCTCTTATCCGGTCAATCCCCCCTTCCCCTATAACGGTCCCTGGAACGGCGGGAACGGAAGAGGCTGTTACCAGGACTGCGGCAACTGCTGCTGATCCCAGATCTGCTGGTGAACATTTCGGGGCGGCGGGGACCTCCGCCGCCCCTGATTTTTAGGAGGTATGATTTATGTCCTGCAAACCTGTATGCAAGCTCTGCGACAAGCTGGTGCTGTCTCAGGCCGTGACCTTTACCGGCGGCAATCTGGTTATCAACCTGCCCGCCGGATCCTACAATAATGGGTGCAAATATTGCATTGTGGTCGCCCAGGCAATCCCTGACGCCGCGACCATCAACGCGCCGGTGGTCATTACCATTGGGACCGGTACCCAGACCTATCCGGTGACAAATCGGTGCTGCGCCCAGCTCACCGCCTGCGCTATCCGGACGCGGACCCGCTACGCCATGGTGGTCGCCACCAGCGCGACGGGCGGCAGCTTTAAGCTTTTGGGCAATGCCTGCCCCTGTCCCACCAATAATCTGTCCAGCATCAACGGCACGGCCCCCGCGGCTCCTCCCGCCCCCACGACCTAAGGAGGAGTGATATGAGACATTATATCAAAGCCCAGATGCTCAGCCCATCCCGCCGCAGGGAGTATGAGCCCGAAAACCGGTTTAAGGATCAGGATGGTCGGGAGCACTATGATAACGGGCGTTTTGCCCCGATGGGTGCGTGGGATGGTGGATGGCAGACCCAAATGCGCTATCCCATGTCCCCCTACGTGCCCCCTGTCTATGAGTACCAAACAAGGAGGGAGAAATACCAGCCCATGAACCGGATTGGATTTTTTGTCAGCGATGAGGAGGAGCGGAGCCCCTCCATGCACGGCGGAGTCCGGGAGTATCACTCCGACGCCGAGTACCGCCGGATGCATGAGCTGGACCGCATGGGCGGCGCTGGCCTGTCCGAAGGCTACGGCCGCGGATACGGCAGGCCTACGCTTACCCGCGAGATGGCGGAGGAGTGGACCGCCAACATGGAAAATGAGGATGGCACCCGGGGGCCCCACTGGCCCTTTGAGCGTATCCAGAAGGAGATGGAGCAGCACGGCGTCAAGTGCGACCCTGTCAAGTTTTGGGCCGTGATTAACGCCATCTACAGCGACGATGTTGCCGTGGCAAAGAAACATGGAGTGAATACCATGGAGTATTACATCGACCGGACGAAAGCCTGGCTGGAGGACAAAGACGCTGTGCAGGATAAGGCCGGGGCGTACTATATGTACGTTACAAAGCACTAATAAAAGCCGGGAGATATGTAAATCTCCCGGCTTTTATCCTGATTTGCAATAATACTATTATTGTACTATATATTAGTATCCAATAGGATACTATAAATTAGTACAATCATTCCCGAAAATTAACGCGGGGCATATTCTCCCCGTCTAGGCGTATCTCTTGAATGATTCCATGCCACATATCGCGGCGTTGAACTGCGGTGAAGGAGGGGTAGAACGTAGGGAGGCCGTCTTGCAGCAGCTCACGCAAGCCCTGAAAATCTGGCGCTGGGGGCGGTTCTGTCTCCTGCGCCTCCTGGAGCTGGGCGGAATATTTAGCCCAGTCTGTCCGGTACTGGTCCATATCGATGAGCTCATTGATATACAAATCTTTGAGCCGGTCCATTTTTCGCTGTATTGCAGCGCAATCTATCTTCGGACGCTTCGCCTGGGCTGCATCGATATTCCATCTGGCTTGCCAGCGGTCCAGCTCTGTGGATATATTCTGTAATAGCCATTGCTCCAGCTTTTCCTCACTCATTTGTTTCCTGTGCGTGCATTTGTGATAGATGGTCGCATTGCGGCAGCGATAGGAACGGTATTCTTTCCCGCACTTTGTGCCAGCACAACTTCCAGTCATCTTGAAGCCACATTCCGTGCAAACCACCAAACCGGAAAAGAGATATACCCGCCCGCTTTCATTCTGGCGGACGGACCGGCTCTCCAGGAGTTTCTGAACCGCGTCAAATTCCTCTGGTGGGATCAGCGGCTCACAGTAAGCTGTATTCCCACGGTATTCTCCCTTGTATAAGGTATTTTTCAGCATCTTGCGAGCGCTGCGGTCCCAGAGCATGACCCCATACATATCTCTGATATAAGCCATTGCGGCATTGACAGAAGATTTTTCGCGGTATGTGCGGAAAAACGCCCGGACAATTTCCGCATTGTCCGGATCCGGAACCACGCGCTTGTCCTGGATCCGCAAGCCCAGCGGGAGAGAGCCGGAAATCACTTCTCCCCGGGCCACCTTGTTTTCAAACACAAACTTGATCCGGTCGCTGTCCCGGTCGCTTTCATCCTGCGCCACCGAGAGCCGGATATTGATGTACAGCCGGCCGTTTGTGGTTTCCGTGTCATAGTGCTCCTGCGTGGTTTTCCAGGCTACGTTGTGGGCGTCCAGAATCTCCTGGATTTTATAGTAGTCGGCCACGCTGCGGAACCAGCGGTCCAGCTTGATAAACAGGATAACGTCGATCTTTTCCGCCTTAACGTCCTCCAGCATCCGCATAAATTCTTTCCGGTTGGTATATTTCTTCCGGGCGCTTTTGCCTTCGTCCACATACACCCCGGCGATGGCATAGTTATTCGCCCGGGCGTACTCCTCCAGATTGTCCCGTTGGGCCTGGAGGGAATAGCCCTGTTTGGCCTGCTCCTCTGTCGATACCCGGATGTACAGCGCCGCGCGGCGGATGGGCGGAATGGGATTTTTGACTTTTGCCATGTAAATTCCCCCTTGAATATCACTAAAATATACGATATAATAGAAGGGCAGTATGAATCCCGGCAAAAGATTTTACTGCCCTTCTTCCGCCTCCAGTGTTCGTGCACTGGGGGCGGGATTTTTATTGCAAAATGTTGAAAAATATGGTAAGCTGAATCTGCGCTGCCAGTAACGGTAGGCGGTTGGCCCTCCCGACGGAGGGCAGCTTCTGCCCTCTGATCTTCGGAAAGGGGGGCTGTCCAGTGGTCACATACGGTGAACTGTTTCAGTACACACTTGTCATCATCGGCATAATTGCCCTGTTCATTCAGGCCAATAAAAAGAAGTAACCGCCCCAAGTTCCCCAACTTAGCGGTTACTTCTTAACCAATATCTTGGGGCCAACCGCTTACCGGCAGCGCCCTTTCTACTGTTCAGTATAACCGCCCGATCTGGAATTGTCAAGTACCGCCCTGGGCGGTTTTTCAAATCCGCAAACGCTTGCGGATTTGCTCACGTTGGAAAGTTTTAAGGCCGCCTCCAGTGTTTGCGCACTGGGGGCGGTTTTTTGTTTGCGGTTTTTGACGAAATATGTTACAATAGCTCCGCTGCCCTTCCCCATACTGGCAACAGAAGGGGGTGTATACCGTGGAACACCTCACCACATTCTTCGTGTCGGTCGGAGCGGGCATAGTCAGCTACTATGTTTGCAAGTGGCTTGACCGGCACAGCAAGGGCAGGTAAGCACAAAAAACCCCCGGAGACTGCGACTCTCCGGGGGTTTTTCTTGCGTGTATACCTTGGATACCTCACCACATCCTTGGCTGAGGCCATTATACCACAGCTTAGCCAGTGTATGCAAGAGGAACTTTTTTATGCCCGGAGCGGGGTTATTTGGTTGTTGGGGGCTGGGGTTATGCGCATTTACTACAAGCGGTCCGTCCGCTGGCGATTGCAGTAGACAATTTAATTTGGGACGGATTTTTCATGTTGCTGCAGCTGCTGCTATAGTGATATTTGCTTCCATCACTGGTCACCCAAACATAGCTCTCTGAATCAGAGATTGTTTCATTTGATGAGGGTTCAGGTTCCGGCTCTGGCTCCGGTTCATCTACCTTGTATTTATCATAAGTAATAATTCCATTCTGAATCAGGAGCATCGGCTCTCCGCCCAAATCTTGAAGGGACAGGGTTGTATTTCCGCTGTATGAATTCAAAATATCTCTCATACGCGCTTGCGCTGAAATCATGCTGCGTTGAGTCTGATCCCAATTCTCCGGAGCATTGCTCTGATCCTCGCGGTCGCTAATCCCTTCCATAGTTCCCGTAACAGTAATTTGAGTATTTATCTGTTGGAATTCCGTCATAATAAACTGAAAATCACTTTCCAGGAATTCACGGACGCGTTCTTCTGTATCTTGTTTGGTATCAGCAGTCTGAGCAACGGAAGCCCGCTCTATAGTTTGGGAGGAGGTATTGCCGGATGGTTCAACACCCTTATTATCATCTTTATCGGACCCAAAAGAACCGAGAATTCCCAGTACGAAAAATATAGCGAGGACTGGCAATAGCTTTCCGTTTTTCTTTCTGTTTGTATGGCGAGAACGAACTGGCATATTTATATTCCTCTCTCTTTTTCCAAATTTACCCTTGACAAACAAAAACAAACGTTCTAAAATTTATCATGCAATTACGGAGGGGGTTTGAAATATGCTAGACAGAAATCAGCTAATCCAATCCATCACGGAACTGCTAATGAGAGCTTCGGACGTGGAATTGGAAATAATCTACCGAATCGTAAGCAAGTACATCAAACACTAGCCAGAGGGGCTGAACCGGACTGCGGTTCAGCCCTTTGTCATTTCTTCGGCCATCTTTGCCAAAACCAGCCAATCACTTTCATCCAGTCTGGACAGCATTGTAATAAACCTCCGCTTAAATCCGTCCGATTCGTCGCTAAGTAATGGAGTCATGAAATCTGCAATCTCCTGCGCCTTACTCAGTTTGACAAACATTTCGCCTTCTCCGTCTCTAAGCCAGGATTGATTTACATTGAATTTCATGCAAATCAATGAAATAACTTGATTTGACGGAATTCTGCGCCCTGTTTCATATCCGGTGATTGTGTTCTGCACAGAGCCGATTTGCTCTGCGAATTCTTGCTGAGTAAGCCCCAGTGATTTTCGCAACTCTTTTATCCGCTCGTTCAAAAAAAGCCCTCCTTCCAAGTGCAAGCATAGCACAAAAAAACCGCGCTGTCAATAAAAATCGCAATGTCAATAAATTTGGGGTTGACAAATAGCGCGTTGCGCTGTAATATAATCGCGTAGACAATATGGAAGGGAGGAACACAAATGTCTGACACAAGTAAAGATATCCTTCGCACCTTCGACGCGTTGCTGAAGAGAATCGACGAAACGCAGAAAGAAAAGCTGCTGTGCTTCGGTGAGGGAATGGCCTTCATGGCAGAGCAGCAGGCCGCCCAGCAGGCGGCGGAAAGGGGGTGAGGGGGTGGACTTGAGAAAAATATTCAGCGAGCAGTTGACACTGCTCGCTGAACGGGCCAAGGATCCAAGCTGTACAAACGCGGAATTATGCGATCTTACCCGCGCAATGTTGGAAATCATTGAAACAGCCTTGTTTGTCTAGAGTGTGTACCCTTGAGATGCATTTTCCTTTTTCATTGCCGTATAAGCACTGTTGTATATTTGCAGAATTTCAGCAGGTGACTTTCCACTTAAATCTTGCGTCTGAACATACAGCATTGCTAACGCCTCAAACCTATCTTTGGGGAAATGCGTTTCGTTTGCAGCCATAATCTCACCCCCTTTCTCCGTGCTATTTTATCACGGTTTAGAGGCAAGGTGCAAGAGTGTGGCAGTGTCCCAGCAGCAGGCCGCCCAGCAGGCGGCGGAGAGGGGGTGAGGGGGGTGAACATAGTTTTCTGGGCCATAGTAGTGCTAGCAATGGTGCTTCTGTGGTTTATCATGAGCCCCATGTTCAAATATCTGGGAGGTGATCTCAAAGGCTTATTCAATCGGGCAAAAGACGAAATTACAGAATGTGAAAGTGAGGATGAAGAATGAAAAAAACTATTTTGTGCAGCTCTGCGGGGCTGATCGGCGGGATTGCCGCAGCGGTTCTCCTGGTGTCTACGCTGATCGGCTGTATTATTTGCTTAGAAATTATCCCCACCGGCTACGTGGGTGTGGTTTACTCCATGAACGGCGGTGTGCAAGATGAAATCCTGACCCAGGGGTTCCATATCGTTTCTCCTACAAAGTCGGTGAAAGAATTCACGATTGGTAATGAGCAGCTGATCTTGACCAAGGATGAACGCGACGGAAGCAAAGGCGACGATTCTTTTATGATCTCTACCGCCGACAATGCCAATATCAGCATATCGTTCCAAATGTCGTACCGGTTCAACCAGGCTGACGTAGTCAACACATATAAGCGTTTTCGCGGCATGAGCGGGGAGGACATCGTAAACAGCCGGGTCCGGACCGTCCTGAAAGCAAAAATTTCAGAGGTGACCACGTTCTATTCCATGATGGACATTTATTCCGGCGACCGCGGCAAGATCAACAGCGAAATTACGGAATTTTTGAATCAGGAGCTTAGCGCAGCATATGGGATCGAGGTCATTGACGCGTCGATCATTGACGTGCATCCGGATGCTCAGCTCCAGCAAACCATCGACGACCGCGTGAAGGCAATGCAGCGCAAACAGCAGGCCGAGGCGGAGCAGGAAACAATCAAAGTCCAAAATGAGACAAAAATTCTGGAGGCCGAGGCAGCGGCAAAAACTCGACAGATTGAGGCGGAGGCAGAGGCCAACGCAAACCGCACCATTGCTGCTTCTATCACCCCCGAGCTGATTCAGATGAAAGAGGCAGAGGCCAGAATGGAGCATGGATGGGTAACCGTCCAAGGTGCAGATGCTGTGATTACAAAATAACAAATAAAAACCCCCGTCGGATGCGGGAACATCCGGCGGGGAAGGAACCAGCAAACCAGAAAAGCGGTCCTTGTGTATCTATTATACAATGACCGCCGAAAAAATGCAAGACAAAGCGAAAGTATCAAAAACATATCGGACAAAGAGTCATTCATACGCTCTGAAAAAGGAGGCGGCACTATGAATGGTACATTTGAAAATGAGCTGAACGTACAGCTGTTATACGAAATTGTTGGCAGAATCCTGGGGGAGCAGTACGGGGTGAAGCTCACCCCGATTGTGACGCGCCGGAAGGATTATCCTCAGCCCCAGACAGAGCAACCAGACGATCCCGCTCCTCTTGCCGTTTAACGCGGCAAGAGGGATGATCTAAAATCCACAAACGAAAAACAGGAGGACACGAAAATGCAGAAAGACAAAAACATCCAGGACAAGCTGCTGTCCGCGCTCCAGGAGGAGGGCATGCCCGTGACGGTGTTCGTTTTGAACGGCTTCCAGCTGCGCGGCCAGATTACCGGATCCGACCGGTACGTGGTGGTGGTTCAGGCCGGGGAGGAGCAGCACATTATGTACAAGCACGCCATCTCCACCATCCACCCGGAACGTCCGATCAATCTGTGAATGGAGGTAAAAGACATGACTACATACAAGGGCACGGATCGGGCTATGAAGTGCCGTGGCTTCCAGTATGAGCTGGGGAAAAAGTTTACGTGGGACGGAGCTGTCAGATGCGGTGACCGGGGCGGGCACTCTGTTGTCTGTCCGATGGATGCGTTGTCGTACTACTCTCCGGTGGATGGCAGCCGGTATTTTGAGTGCGAGGCCGGCGGGACGATTGATGGAAAAAACAATGTGGACAGCAAGATTGCGTCCAGCGAGTTGACGCTCAAATCGGAAATTGGTCTTGATGGGTTGATTAAAGAGCAATTTGACTATGTCAAACAGCTTGCGGAGGGCAATGCCGCCCAGGGGGACAGGGGCCACGCCGCCGCCCAGGGGGAAGGGGGCCACGCCGCCGCCCAGGGGGAAGGGGGCCACGCCGCCGCCCTGGGGTACAGGGGCCACGCCGCCGCCCAGGGGGACAGGGGCCACGCCGCCGCCCAGGGGTACTGGGGCCACGCCGCCGCCCAGGGGTGCAGGGGCCACGCCTCCGCCCAGGGGCACAGTGGCCACGCCGCCGCCCAGGGGTACTTGGGCCACGCCGCCGCCCAGGGGGACTGGGGCCACGCCGCCGCCCAGGGGGACTGGGGCCACGCCGCCGCCCAGGGGTACAGGGGCCACGCCGCCGCCCAGGGGGACTGGGGCCACGCCGTCACCCAGGGGTACAGGGGCCACGCCGCCGCCCAGGGGTACGGGGGCCACGCAGAGGTACATGGAGCGGATGCGATTGCCGCTGTGTTTGGCATAGACGGCGAAGTAATGGCCGGGAAAGTGGGGGCATGGCTTACGGCCTATGAATGGGATTATGACGGTTCTGACTGGCACATCAAGGCTGGGAAATGCGTCCGGGTGGACGGTGAGAAGATCAAACCGAATGTCTGGTACACCCTCAAAAACGGGGAATTTGTGGAGGTGGAAGAATGATGTACAACGACAATCCGGGACCCGGAAAGGTTTCCCTTGTGACCCAGACGCTGCTGGAGCGGTATGGGGAGGCGCAGGTCTGGCAGGTGGAGCGAATGAGCGAGAACATCTTCCGGGGCTGGCTCAATAACGGCAGCGTCGCTATGGCCATCGTCCAGGGTGACAATACCGTCACGGTCAAAGACGTCCTGGCGCTCTGGTAGGCGGGGGTGTCATGATGGCCCAACGGCAGATTTTTGTACACCGCGCAAAGCCAAAAGAGACTAAGATCCAAAACAGCATTATTTGGGACAACGGCCTGAGCCAGATGGCCCGGTTCTCTCTGATCGCCATGCTGAGCCTTCCGGATGAATGGGATTATTCGGTCCGTGGAATGGCCGTGATGCTGAAAATATCCAAAGACACCATGGGGAAATACCTGAAAGAATTGGAGGCGGGGGGCTACCTCAAACGGGCCCAGGCCCACGGAGAGGCGGGACGGTTTGCCAAGACCGCCTACCTCCTCACGGACACGCCGGGAGAGTTCGGGGAGGATGTTTTGCTGGAACCGTGTCCTAATTTACCGGACCCGGTAGAACCGGACCCGAAAAAGTCGCCACAAAAGAAACGTACTGAACAAAAGAACGGTACGGAACAAAATACCCCCCAAAGCCCCCCCGAGGGGGGCGCGCCCTCTGCTGTTAAGAAAAAACGAAGCCGCCGGCCCAAGGCGGAGCCGGAGTGGCGGCCAGAGAAATTCGAGGGGTTCTGGAAGGCGTACCCCAAGGACGACTGCCGGGCCAAGGCGGTGGAGCAGTGGGACGCGCTGCCCCGGGACAAGGAGCTGATGGACAAGCACCTGGGGGACGAGGATGCGCTGCTGCGGGAGATCGCCCTGGGTCTCAAGCGGCACCTGGAATCCCGGGACTGGCGGGAGAACATCGGCATTCCCCACGCCTTCCGCTGGCTCCGGGACCGCCGGTGGACGGAAAAGGTCAAACAGCCCCAGGCGCAGCCCGCGCCGGATCCCGCCGCCCCCCGGCAGAAGAAATGCCACACGGAGATCGTCAACGGGGAGGAAGTGCTGGTCTATGACAGCTGACATATTCGAGGCGGAAAACGCGGTGGTGGGCTCCATCCTGATCGACTCCCGCTGCCTGGGGGCCGTTGTCCCGGTGCTCCGGCCGCAGTTTTTCGGCTCAGCCATGGCCCGGGCCCTGTATGAGGCGGCGCTGCGGCTGGACCGCCAGGGGAAGCCCATTGACCCGGTGGTAGCGGCGGAGGAGGCGCGGCGGCAGGGGGCCGAGGTGCCTCGGGACTACCTGCTCCAGCTGATGGAAGCCACGCCCACCGCGGCAAACGCCCGGGAGTACGCGGAGATTGTCCGGGACAGCGCGCTTCGGCGGGGGTGCCTGGCAGTCGCCGAGGAAATCAGGACGTTGGCCGCGGAGCATACCCCGCCCAAGGAGATCATGCTCAAGGCGGCGGGTCGGCTGGACGGGCTGCTTCAAACGGGCGCGCCGGGGGCGCTGCTCACGCCGGACCAGGCGATGCTCGCGTTCTACCGGCACCGGGAGCTGCTGGGGAAGCCCGGCGGCGGGTATGTCCGCACCGGCTATCAGGACCTGGATGAAACGCTGGGCGGCGGGCTTCTGGCCGGGGGAATGTATGTGCTGGCGGCCCGGCCCGGGATGGGAAAAACGACCTTTGCCATCAACATTGCCGACCGGGTGGCGAAGGAAAAAAAGCCGGTTCTGTTCGTCTCCCTGGAGATGACGGAGGCCCAGCTGAACGCCAAGCGAATCTCCCGGGAGACGGGGATCCCGGGCCCGCGCCTGCTGATGGGCGCCCTGAGCGAGCAGGAGGAACAGCTGGTGGCGGACGCGGGGGACGTAATACGCGCCCTGCCGGTGTACATCAACGGGGAACCGTCCGCCACGGTCCCGGACATAGAGGCGATGGCCCGCAGCGTGAAGGGGCTCTGCCTGATTGTGGTGGACTACATCGGGAAGGTTTCCCCCGGGGAGCGGGGCGGGGCGGCCCGCTATGACTATATGGCGGAAATATCCGGGGCGCTGAAAACGCTGGCCAGCCGCCTGCGGGTCCCGGTCCTGGCCCTGTGCCAGCTGAACCGGGCCGGGGCGGACCGCAGAGACAAAACGCCGCTCTTGACCGACCTGCGGGACAGCGGCTCCATCGAGCAGGACGCGGACGGGGTGATTTTCCTCCACCGGGAGGACTATTACGAAACGGAGTACAGCTCCGGCGGCGTCAATGCGGATTTGCAGGTGATTGCAGCCAAAAACCGCCACGGCCGGGTGGGGAAATGCCGGCTGGCCTTTGATATGGCGGCAAGCAAGATGACGACCTCCCGCGCCGCCGCGCCCTATCAAAAGCCGAAGAGGCAGGCCCCGGAGCCGAAGCAGATGCAGTTTGAGGATTTACAGGAGCCGGACGGCGATATGCCGTTTTGAAAGGAGGAACTTGCATGAATAATAACGAGCGTATTCTCATCCGGTATGTATGCGATGGCGATATGCGGCGGGCCCAGATGCAAGCTAGGTGTATCTTGGGCGCAATCACGTCCCAAAGGGATGCCGCTTTCCGGGATGATATGATCCGCCGGATAGAGGCGCGAAAAGGCTTTTTGAATTTGCCAGACACGCTTAAAGGCCTTTTGGCAGTCGATGATTCCGCCGTTTTCCCGGAGGCAAAATTCCTGCTCCGCAAAACGGAAACAGAGGCGGCGGAGAAAACCATATCCCTCTATCGCGCGTCCGAGCGCCTTGCAAATATGGGTATCCCCTATTTGCCTGCCCTCATACTGTATGGAGAGAGCGGATGCGGGAAAACGGAACTGGCCCGGTATATAGCCCATAGAGCAGAGCTGCCATTTGCCTGCGTCCGCTTTTCAAGCCTTGTAGATTGTCACCTGGGCGGCACTCAGTCGAATATCGCAAAAATTTTTGAGTATGTCCGCACAAACCCGTGTGTTCTGTGCTTTGACGAAATCGACGCCATCGGAACAGCCAGAGGGCAGGCGCAGGAGATGGGAGAAATGAACCGTGTCGTGATTGCCATGATGCAGGAACTTGACCAGATTCCCAACAACGTAATCATCGTCGGCACCACCAATCGCTTTGACCAACTCGACCCGGCCCTTGTGCGGAGGTTCCCTTTGCAGTACGAACTGATGCCGTTGTCCTCTGAGGAGATAAAGGCGTTCGCGCATAAATTCTTTCGATATTCTGGGACACGCCCCGCCGACGGGGTGGACGAGTGGTGTGGTAAAATCTTTGAGGGGGCTGTACCCGCCGCGACCGTTGTGAGGGAGTGCACGGACGTTGTAGTCAAACACATTTTGCAGGAGGAGGCAGGGACGTAGATGGCTGCTGTAAAAAACGAAAATAAAAAAGCCGCCTACGCCCGCATGGGGGACAAGCTGGCCCAGTTCGGGATGGCCTCCCCCGCTGTGAGCGAGGCGCGGGACATCGAGACGATTACAAGCGAGATTCTGGGCTTGAAAAAGACCGCCGGGGATGCGATCCTGGCAATCGGCCATCGTCTGATTGAGGCCAAGTCCCTGCTGGCTCATGGGGAATGGCTCCCGTGGCTGACCGAGCAGGTGGAATTTTCGGAGCGATCCGCACAGACTTTCATGCGCCTTGCCCGGGAGTGGTCAAATCCGCAGACGCTTGCGGATTTGGGGGCGGCGAAAGTTCTGGTGCTTCTGTCCCTGCCGGAGCCGGAGCGGGAGGCATTTCTGGCCGAAGTTCCGGCAGAGGATATGTCTGTCCGGGAGTTGAAAAAGGCCATCCGGGAGCGGAATGAGGCCATCCGGGAGCGGAATGAGGCCCAGCAGGCCCAGGAGAAGATGGCGGGGGATTTGAGGCTGGCCAACGAGCTGCTGGAGCGGGCCAGGACGGACCAGGAGACGGAGCGGGCCCGGTATGAGCAGGCGTCGGAAATGCTGAAAATGAATGCGGATCTGCTCAAAAAGGCCAAGGAAGAAAAGCAGCAGGCGGCCGCAAGTGCGGCAGAGCTGGAGCGGCAGCTGAAGGAGCTGCGGGAAAAACCGGTGGAGGTTGCCGTTATGGAGGTGGATCAGGAGAAACTGGACGCCGCCCGGGCGGAGGCAGTTGAAGAGATGCAGGCCAAGATAGACCGGGCCCGGAAAGACCTTGCCGCCGCCAACGACCGGATCGCCAGCCTTGAGCAGGCCGCCCGGGCAGCCGCGGTAGTCTCCGACAAGGATTTGACGATTTGCAAAATCCTGTTTGGACAGGCCCAGGAGATTGTCAACAAGATGACCGGCCTGCATATGAAGCTTCGGGGCCGGGAGGATCCGTCTGCTGCTGAGTCGGTGCGCAAGGCATTGCTGGACCTGAGCGAGAAAATCAGGGAGGCTGCGCAATGAAGCTGCTGATCGGCGGCTCCCCCTGTACCCATTGGAGCATCGCGCAGACGAAGAACCGGGAGACCGAGCCCAGCGGCATCGGCTGGGAGCTGTTCGAGAATTATCTGATAGCATTGGAGAAGTACAAGCCGGATTTTTTCCTTTACGAAAATAACAAATCCATGTCGGCGGCCATCCGGGAGCAAATCACAAAGGAGCTGGGCGTGGAGCCCATCGAGATCAACTCCGCCCTGGTCAGCGCCCAGAGCCGAAAGCGCCTCTATTGGACGAACATTCCCGGCGTCGGCCAGCCGGAGGACAAGGGCATCCTGCTCCGGGACATCCTGGAAAGCGGCATCGTGTGGCAGGAAAAGGCATATACACTTCGGGCTTCACACGGCCCACACGGCGGGCCGTCGTCCATATTAAAAACCATCAAGGAGCCTGGGAAGTTTTCCTTCAATGGCGTGGCGGAGCCCGTGCGGATCGGCACCATTGAAAGCTTCGCAGAGGGAGAGGGTGCCGAAAGCAGACAATACCGGGTATATTCCCCGGACGGGAAGGGCGTGACACTGGCGGGTACGGACGGGGGCGGCGGCGTGGCAACCGGCCTTTATGCAGCACCGCTCCGCGTGGGTGATATGCCAAATGCCGCCGGAGAAATCAGCGGCAGCCAGAGCGGGCGCATTTACAGCACCGACGGCAAAAGCGTCTCCCTGCAGGCCCGACCGAACGGCGGAGGAGCCGACGGGGCCGCAACAGGGCTCTACGCCGTGCCCGCTGGTATAGCGTGGCGCGGCCGGGGTGATAGCTCCAGCTACGAAATGAGGGACGACCAAAAGGCCAACGCCGTCACAGCGGACGGCCACCAGAGCCGCCTTGTAGTTGAGGACGCCGCCATATTCCAGCAACCGCGCGGCTTCAACAAGGGCGGCATCAAGTACGAAAAGACCCCGACGTTGACAGCAAACGGGGACTGGGCGCACAACAATCTTTTGATTGAATCAGCCGACGGCAAAACACACCCCGTCTATGAGGTCAGGGACGGACAGATCACCATAAAGGGCAAGCAATACCCAATAAAACTGGCGGACGGGTTTTATATTATCCGAAAACTGACCGTGACCGAGTGCAAGCGCCTCCAGACGGTGCCGGAGGATTACGTTTTCCCGGTCAGCGACACGCAGGCGTACAAAATGCTGGGGAACGGGTGGACCGTGGACGTGATCGCACACATCCTCTCCCATGCGCCGGGCATCACCACCGAGCCGGTCGAGGTCCTTTCCATGTACGACGGCATGAGCTGCGGCCAGATTGCCCTCAGAAAAATCGGGGCCACCGTCACGAAATACTACGCCACCGAAATTGACAAGTATGCCATCCAGACCACACAGCACAATTTCCCGGACACAATTCAACTGGGCGACGCGTTCCAGGTGCGGGAAGGAAAAGTCAATAGGAGGAATTGCATGGACAGCACGGATAAAATTCTTGCCCGAGATTTTTCAGAAGAGTTTATCCAACTGATGAAGAACAGGATTTTAACCTCTCACTACAAATACGGCTGGATTTGTGATACATATCCAGAGCTGGCCGATGCGGTGGCGTGCCTGGATCAGCGGCTGGCGCTGTACCGGGAAAGCGGGAACACAGAGCACCTTGTGGATGTGGCCAATTTCGCCATGATTGAGTTTATGCGCCCACGCCATCCGCAGGCACATTTTAAGGGAACCGATTCCGACCAGTCCCCTGGGCTGGTTGGGACCAGCTATAAGCAGTTAATGGAGGGGATCGAACATGAAGCCTGAAAACCCGTTCCGCGAAGGCACGCTGATCTGGTCCATTATGGAGGGGGACTGGGAGGATCTGACGGTAAATCAGATAGCCGAGGTACTGGATACAACCGAGCAGCAAATCAGCGTATATCTGTCCCATATCAAAAAGAAAACCGGATATGAGGTTCCATTTCGAAGGAGGCAGCGAAATAAATGCCAAAAATCCTGAAACGCATTCGGGCCGGGCGGATGGTCTACGAGGTCCTCTACACCGCGCCGGCTGCCGGAGACTCCCCCAAGGCCCGGGCACAGAAGCAGAAGGCCAGCACCCTGGCCCGGGAAAAGCTGAATTTCCGCACGTCGGTGCAGAAGCTGGAGCGAACTCTGGCGGATAACTTTGACAACGGGGACCTGTTCCTCACCACTACTTATGACGACAAGCATCTGCCGGAAAACCGGGACCGGGCAATGCGCCGCCTGCGGGGGGTGCTGTCCAAGCTCCGGGCGAACCGGAAGGCCAGGGGCCAGCCCCTCCGTTATATCTATGTAACGGAGGGCTGTTATCCCGGCGGCCGGATCCACCACCACCTGGTCATTAACTCCACCGGGGAGGATCTGGAGGAGCTTCGGCGGCTGTGGAGCTTTGGAGACATCGAGCTGCGGCGGCTGGTCTTTGACAAGGACCACACCTATGAGGATCTGGCCAGCTATCTCACCAAGGAGCCCCGGGAGTGGGGACACCCCAGAGTGGGGGAGCGGACCTGGACGCCGTCCCTGGGTCTGGTCCGTTCGGAGCCGGAGACCATGGAGATCCCCGACAGCCTGACCCTGGCTCCGCCGCCGGAGGCGCTGGCCGTCTCCAAGACCGGGCCGGAAACCAACGGATACGGGGAGTGGTGCTGGATGAAGTATATGCTCCCATATTCTCCCAGGAAGAAACGGCCCCGGGCAAAACGAAAACGCAGGAAGAAAGAATAGGCTTTTCTATTCTTTTCGGTCTTGGGGGTAACTATATCTTCTCTCATTTTATAAGAAAAGAGGTTGACAAGGTTGCAAAATGAAAAAAGCTGTGGTAAACTGAGCGTGAAGGACGGATGGGTGATCTGTCCAGTATGCGGCAAGGGGAAGCTGCAAAAGATACTCCCCAGCACAACCGCCAAAAATCTGCCGCGCAAGTGCAAACGATGCGGGCAGGAAACTCTTGTAAATATCGAAGCGCCTGAGCCAGCGTCCAAAGTGACCAGCGCCTGAGCCTATGACAACCCGATTGCGGGTGTCGTGGCTTAGGCGCTTTTTGTTTTGCCTGGAGGTGATAGCCCATGGATTACAAAAGCGGAAAATGGAAACGGCTGCGAAAGCGAGTACTGCGGCGAGACAAGTGCCTGTGCCGTGAGAGCGCCAGATATGGACGGACCATAGAGGCCAACACGGTGCATCATGTTTGGCCCGCAGAGGATTACCCCGAGTATGCCTGGTGCGAGTGGAACCTAATCGCGCTGTCGGCTCAGGCACACAACGCTATGCACGACCGGGACACCAACGAGCTCACGGAACTGGGGGAATCCTGGCGGCGGCGTATACGCCCCCCCTCCCTCAAGGGGGTACTTTAGTACCCCCTTGGAGACCGGTGGGCGGCATGCTTTCCAATAGAGCGAGGGCTGGGGGATTTTTTTGGGGAGGAGGTTGAGGGGCTATGGCGGCTCCGGCTACTAATAAGGCAACGATCAAAAAACAGACCGTGGCGGAGATGAAAAAACTCGGGGTTTACCGGCCGGAATATGCCCGGCTCGTGGACATTTACGCCGGGCTTTGGGAGCAGTATCACAGGCTGATGCGGGAATATGACACGGGCTCGGGATATAACTACGCCACGGCCACCGGAGCGGCGGGGGAGAAAAAATCCCCGCTGGTTGGGACCATTGAGGCAGTGCGACGGGATATCCTGGCATACTCCGACCGGCTCTGTCTCAACCCGAAGGCGGAGCGGGAGGGCAAACTGCCTGCCCCGGGAAAGAAATCCAAGCTGGAGGAGCTGTTATCCGGTGGCCCGTAAGCGGTCGAGCGCACCAAGATTCCCCAACCAGGCGGAGGTGATGGAGTATGCTAACTCCATCGTGGAGGGGCGAAAGCTGGCAAATCCGGAGCGAAAACAGGCCTGTGAGCGATTCCTTCAGGACCTAGAAAACCCGAAGTGGGACTTTGACCCCACCGATGCGGAGTTCTGCATCCGGATTATAGAGAAAACCTTTGTCCATGCCCAGGGAGAGGCCCTGGACGGCACACCCATGCGGGGCAAGCCGTTTTTACTCCAGTCGTTCCACAAGTTTATTATCTACAATCTGGTGGGGTTCCAGAATGCCGGAACAAAAATACGGCGGTTCCATGAAGCGGTGATCTACATCCCCCGAAAAAATGTCAAGACCACATTTTCTGCCGCCCTGGCGTGGTCCCTCTCTCTGCTCAACCGGCGCAGCGGAAGCAAATGCTATATCGTGGGCGCGGCACTGAAGCAGGCCCTGGAGAGCTTCAATTTTATCAATTTCAACCTGGAAGAGATGGGAGAGAAGCGGAATTTCCGGGTGATCGACAACAACCAGGAACACAGCATTTCCGGCACGGTTGGAGAAGGCAGTATTTTCATTCAGGCCCTGGCGGCCAACCCGGACGCCCAGGACTCCCTGAACTGCAACATCGGCATCGCGGATGAGGTCCACGCCTATAAGTCTCCCAAGCAGTACAAAATCATTCTGGACGCCATGAAGGCGTACTCCAACCGGCTGATGATCGCCATCTCCACCGCCGGGGACAAGATGAACAGTTACTTTTACCGGCGGTTGAAATACTGCCGGGAGGTTCTGAACGGCACCAATCAGGATGACCAACTGTTTATCTTTATGGCCTGCGCCCCCCAGGATCCGGAGACCGGGGACGTGGATTTCACCAATCCGGAAGTTTTGGAAATGGCAAACCCAAGCTATGGGGTGACGATCCGGCCCGCCGACATTCTGGCGGAGGCCATCCAGGCCCAAAACGACCCGCAGATGCGCAAAGAGTTTTTTGCAAAATCTCTGAACGTCTATGTGGCGGCCATGAAGGCCTATTTTAACATTGAAGAATTCCGGGCCAGCGACAGGATGTATGACTGGACGCTGGAGGATCTGAAAAAGCTGCCCATCCGCTGGTACGGCGGGTCGGACCTTTCCAAGCTCCACGATCTGACCGCCTCCGCGCTCTACGGCACCCTGGAGGGCTATGCGCGCAGCGACGGTGAGATTGTCGATGTGGACATTATCATTCCCCACGCATGGTTCCCCGTGGTGGCCGCCCACATCAAAGCCGATGAGGACAATATCCCTCTGTTCGGCTGGAAGGAAGATGGTTGGCTGGACCTGTGCAACGACAAAGTGGTCAACCATATGGACGTTGTGAATTGGTTTAAGAAAATGCGCCATGACGGTTTCAAAATCAAGGAAGTGGGCCACGACCGGAAATTCTGCGCGGAATATGTGGTGGGCATGAAGAAAGCCCAGTTTAGGGTTGTGGATCAGCCGCAGTATTTCTGGAAGAAGTCCCAGGGCTTCCGGCGGATCGAAGTAAAGGCGAAAAGCAAATGCCTGTACTATATGCACAGCGACGCCTTTGAATACTGCGTGCAGAATGTCCACGCCATTGAGAAAACCGACGATATGGTCCAATACGAAAAGATTGAGGACACCACCCGGATCGACGTATTCGACGCGGCTGTGTTTGCGGCGGTGCGAATGCTGGAGGATCTGGAGCGGGAAGAAAAATCGAAAGGATGGAGACGTTGAGCAAACGCAAAAAATCCCGTGGAAACAATATCCGCGACGCGAACCAGTCCAGCATGGTGGGCTGGCTACTGACCGACGGCGCGCACGACTCCCTGTGCATCCCCGGCTATACCCGCCTGAGCGAGAGCCCGGAGGTCCTGACGGCCGTGAATAAGATGGCTACCCTGATCGGGAGCATGACCATCCATTTGATGGCCAATTCCTCCGGCGGGGACGTTCGTATCAAAAACGGGCTGTCCCGGAAGGTGGATATCACGCCGAACCGGTATATGTCCCGGATGACCCTGGTCTCCCATGTGATTCGGACCCTCATGCTGAACGGAGACGGCAACGCGGTGGTAATCCCCCGAACCAGAGACGGCTATCTGGACAGCCTGGAGCCCGTCCCGCCGTCTCAGGTGTCCTTTGTCCCGGACGGAGGATTTGGCTACAAAATCCGTCTGGGCGGCCAGGAGCACAACCCGGACAACCTGCTGCATTTTGTGCTCAACCCAAACCCGGAACAGCCCTGGCGGGGCGATGGATACCGGGTGGCTCTGCGGGATGTTGTCAAAAATCTGAAACAAGCGTCGGCCACGAAGAAAAGCTTTATGGCCGACAAATGGAAGCCCAGCCTGATTATCCAGGTAGATTCCTGGGCGGAGGATCTGCGTACTGCAGAGGGCCGCGCCAACTTCCTGCGGGGATTCTCCCCGGGGGACCCCGGAAGCCCCATGTTGATCCCGTCTGACGGCATGAGCGTGCAGCAAATCAAACCCCTTACGCTCAATGATTTGGCAATCCATGAGTCGGTCACCCTGGACAAAAAAACCGTGGCTGCAATCCTGGGGGTGCCCGCCTTTGTATTGGGGGCCGGAGCCTTTAACCGGGAGGAGTGGAACGCTTTTGTCAACACCACGGTTCTGCCCATCGTTCGGGGGCTGGAGCAGGAATTAACCCGGAAGCTGCTGATCAGCGATGAGATGTTTTTCCGGATGAACCCCTGGAGCCTGTACGCCTACGACGTGCATACCCTGGCCGACATCGGCGGGGAACTGTACGTCCGGGGCATCATGACGGGAAACGAGGTCCGGGACTGGATCGGCCAGGGGCCCAAGGAGGGGCTGGATGAACTGGTGATTCTGGAAAATTACATCCCAATCAATAAAATCGGGGACCAGCTGAAATTGAAGCAAACGGGAGGTGAAGAAGCTGGATAGGCGCATTATGGTGTGCCGCCCCACCGAGTACCGGGCGGCGGAGGAAAACGGGGATCTATACATTGAGGGCTATTTCGCGGTGTTCAACAGCATCTATGAGATCTGTCCCGGCATCACGGAGAGCATCGCTCCCGGGGCCTTCTCCAAATGTCTGGGCGCGGATATCCGGGCCCTGACCAACCACGACACCACCCTTGTCCTGGGCCGGACCAAGGCCGGAACGCTGGCGTTGCGGGAGGATGGTCATGGGCTGTGGTGCCGCAGCAAGATCAACCAAAAAGACGGGGACGCAATGAATCTGTATTACCGGGTGGAGCGGGGCGACGTGGACCAGTGCTCTTTTGGGTTTGACATTGGGGCGGAGGAAAGCGAGTTCCGGAATGACGGCTCCGTCCATTTCACCATCAAGGAGGTTTCCACGCTCTATGAGGTGTCGGTGTGTACCTTCCCGGCGTATCAGGAGACCTCTGTGGCCGCCCGGACAGCTCAGGCGGAGGAAATCAGACGGCGCACCGCCCAGGTGTGGCGGGAGACCATGAAAAACAAGCTGAAAGGAAGTGCGAAATAATGGCGTTGAAAGCTCTGTTGCTGCGCAAAAAGCTGGATGAAAAAAAGAACGCCCTGGAGGCCCTGCGGGCCAAAGATGCTCAGTTTGCTACCCGGGAGGCCGAGCTGGAGCAGGCCATCGGAGAGGCGGAGAGCGAAGAGGACCAGAAGGCGGTGGAGACCCTGGTCTCTGAGTTTGAGGCCGAGAAAACGGCCCATGAAGAAGAAAAAACAGCCCTGGCCGGAGAGGTGGAGCAACTGGAGAAGGAGCTGGCCGCAGAGGAGGCCGCCCAGCCCGTCCCGTCTATCCCCCAGCCCCAGGGGACTCCCGCCCCTACAGGCGGGGAAAGAAAGGATGATGGAATTATGAGTATGCACCGCAGAGGCTTTTTCGGCCTGGACCGCCAGCAGCGGGACGCGTTCCTGGCCCGGGAGGAGGTCAAATCCTTCCTCCAGCGGGTACGGACCTTTGGCCAGGAGAACCGGGCCGTTACGGGCGCGGAGCTGACCATCCCCGACGTGATGCTGGAACTGATCCGGGAGAATATCACAAAATACAGCAAGCTGATTGCCCGGGTCAACCTGCGCCCCGTCCCCGGCACCGCCCGGCAGAATATCATGGGCGTCGTGCCGGAGGCCGTGTGGACGGAGGCCTGCGCCACCCTCAACGAGCTCGCATTTGGTTTTAACCAAATCGAAGTGGACGGCTATAAGGTGGGCGGCTTTATCGCCATCTGCAACGCCACTTTGGAGGACAGCGACCTTAATCTGGCCTCTGAGATTATGGACGTAATTGGCCAGTCCATCGGCTATGCGGTGGACAAGGCCATTTTGTACGGCACCGGCCGGAAAATGCCCATCGGCATCATGACCCGGCTGGCCCAGACCGCCCAGCCTGAGAACTGGAACGCCAACGCGCCGGCGTGGGCGGATCTGCATGAAAAAAACATTACGACCATCACCGGCAAGACGGGAATCGAGTTGTATCAGGCCATGATCCTGGCTTCCGGCAACGCGAAAAGCAACTATTCCCGGGGCGGCCTGACATGGGTGATGAACGAGACCACCAAGGCCCAGTTGGTGGCCCAGGCCATGAGCGTAAACGCGGCGGGGGCCATTGTGTCCGGCCAGGGCAGCACCATGCCCGTGGTGGGCGGCGACATCGTGACGCTGGATTTCGTTCCGGTGGGCGATATCATTTTCGGTTATTTCGACCTGTACTTATTGGCCCAGCGGGCCGGGGCGCAGCTGGCCCAGAGCGAGCACGTGCGCTTTATTGAGGACCAGACCGTATTCAAGGGCACCGCCCGCTATGACGGTGTGCCGGTGTTCGGGGAGGCCTTCGGGGCCGTGAATATCGCGGGAAAGGCCCCCACCACGTCCATGACCTTCGCCCCTGATAAGGCCAACCAGACGGAGGAGGCCGCCGCCGCCCGGACCCGCAGCAAGCAGGTGTAAGCCATGCTGGACGCCGATATGCTGATCCTGCTGCGGCAGGACTTACAGCGCACCGGCAGCATTCCGGGGGAGGAAGCCTATCTGCTCCAGCTGCTCAAAGCGGCCCAGGGCAGCCTGGAGCGGCAGGGCGTGCGGCCGGACGGCAGCGCGGACTATGACCAGCTGGCAATCTCCACGGCGGCGTGGCTGTACCGCAAGCGGGTCAACGGAGAGGCTGAACCGCAATTCCTGCGGCGGATGCGGCTGGATATGATTGCAAGCCAGGGAGGGAGGGGCGGCTATGCTCCATGACGCTGGCTACGCCATCTTTTACCGGGTGGAGCGGGACGAGACCACCCCCGGGACCCCGGAGCGCCTGGTCAAAAAAGCGGAGCAATGCTTTGGGGAGCTGACCGTGGGACTCCAGCGGTTTTATTCGGCGGCGGCAGTGAGCCAGCAGGCGGACCGCCTGATCGAGATATGGCGGGACGACAGCATCAATGTGCGGGATATCTGCTGGATCGGGGGCACCTACTACCTGATCCAGCAGACCGCCCGGACGGAGGACAAGGACGGAATGCTGGTGACCCGCCTGACCCTGGAGGAGACTGACGGAAACGTGTGGGAGGGATATCGGGATGAGCTTGAAGGTTAATGCGGATTCTTTGTCCAAGACTGTTATGGATATGTTGGATGGTTATTCTGATGATATTGCGTCTGGTGTTGCTGATGCGATTGTAATGGTAGGAAAACAAACCGTCAAAAACCTTAAGGATCGGTCTCCAAAGCTGACCGGAGACTATCGTAAGGGCTGGAGCATGAAAAAGGAGTCGAGCCGCTGGAAACGGTATCGAATCAATAGAGTCATTGTCCATAACAAAACGGATTATCAGTTGATACATCTCTTGGAGAATGGACATCAAGCAAAGTATGGTGGCCGTATTGTCGGGCGTGTAGAAGGGAAACCCCATGTTCAACCGGCCTACGATGACGCAATGAAAATGATTGAAGAGGAAGTCAAAAAAGTTATTGAGGAGGCGGGCTCATGACCCAAAACGAGCTTGCCGCGCTGCTGAAGAAAACCGGCATCCCCTTCGCGCACAACCACTGGGAAAAACCGCCCCGCCCGCCCTACGGTTTGTATCTGTTCGACGGGACTGAAAATTTCGGCGCGGACGATATCGTTTACGCCGTCGTTGAGCAGATCACCCTGGAGCTGTACACAGTGGACCGCAGCGAAGCGGATATGCAGAAGATTGAACGCATTCTGGAGGAGGCGGAAATCTTCTGGGACCGGGACACGGTTTATGTCCCGGATTTGAGATTGTTTCAAACGAGTTATGAAATTGAGGTGTAACTATGGCGAATAAAGTGAAATTCGGCCTGAAAAATTGCCACTACGCCCTCATTACCACCAGTGACGACGGGGAGGTGTCTTTCGGCACCCCCAAGCGTCTGCCTGGCGCGGTGAATCTGTCGCTGGACGCGGAGGGCGAAACAAATACCTTTTACGCCGACGATGTGGCGTACTACGTGACCACCGGCAACACGGGATATTCCGGAACGCTGGAAATTGCCCTGATTCCGGACAGCTTCCGGAAGGATATTCTGGGGGAAACGGAGGACGAAACCAGCCATGTGCTGGTGGAGAACGCATTCGCGGAGCCGAAGCCCTTCGCGCTGCTGTATGAGGTGACCGGTGACGAAAAGGCGTCCCGGCGGGTGCTCTACAACTGCTCCGTAGGCCGGCCTGGAGAAAGCGCTCAGACGAATGAGGCATCCAAAACGCCTCAGACCGACACCATGAATCTGACCGCCACGGCCCTGGCAGACGGCAAGGTCCGGGCCCGCACCACGGAGACCACGCCGGACCAGGTGTTTGGCGATTGGTACAAGAGCGTGTGGCTGCCGCCCGAACCGGCGGCCACCCAGGAGGTATAACCCATGGAGACGACCGTAACCATCGACGGGCGGGAGGTCCGGTTCCGGGCAACCGCCGCCGTCCCCCGGCTGTACCGGATCAAGTTCCGACGGGATATTTTGCAGGACTTCCAGGCCATCCAGAAGGAGCTCGAGCAGACCGGCCAGGGGGGCGGTTCCCTGCCCATCCAGGCGCTGACCTTGTTTGAGGACATCGCCTATATTATGGCCAAGCACGCGGACAAGGACGCGGTACCCGCTGATCCGGATGAGTGGCTGGAGAGCTTTGGGACGTTTTCCATCTATCAAATTTTCCCGACACTGCTGGCGCTGTGGGTTAGTAATACGGAAACGCTGGTTTCGGCGAAAAAAAAACGAGATCAATCGACCGGGATGTGACCACGCCGCTCCTGATGCTACGAGCCTGCCAGCTGGGCATCCCGCTGCGGGATCTGGAACTGCTGACCATTGGTATGCTCAATGAGATGTTTGCGGAGGCATTTAACGACAGATTGGATTATCCGGAGCTGGCCACGCAAGAGGATATGGACCGTATGCTGTGAGGTGATGGACTGTGGCGAATAGAATTAAGGGTATTACCATTGAAATCGACGGCAATATGACGAAGCTGGATAAGTCATTGGCTGGTGTCGATGCTAATCTAAAAAAGGTGCAGTCTGACCTCCGTGATGTAGAACGCGGGCTCAAAATGGACCCTGGTAATGTGGAGCTGTTGGCACAAAAGCAGCGGCTTCTTGGCGATGTGGTGCAAGGCAATCAAAAGCGGTTTGAGGAGCTGCAAAACGCTGCCCAGGGGATGTATGATGCGCTTTCCGCTGGAGAAATCAGTGCAGATACATTTAAGGCATATACCCTTGAGTTGGATTTAACATCTTCCGCTATAAATGCTGCACAAAAATCTATAGCTGATTTAAATGAAGAAATGAAAGCGCTGGAGAGCGCGGCTCAGGTTGCGGCCAATGGGTTAGAGAGCATCCAAGATGCTGCACAGGGCACAACGGGGGAAGTAGACGGCCTTGGGAATTCCGCGCAGGATGCTACTGGCGGTCTGGATGAAATGGGGAATTCTGCTGGTGGTCTTGAAGGCGGTTTTACGATTGCTAAGGCCGCTGCGGCAAATTTAGTTTCAGGGGGTATCTCCTTACTGATTAGTGCTTTAAGCGATGCGGTTCAATATATTTGGAATTTGGATGAAGCAACGGCGGAATACCGTGAGGCAATGGGGAAACTTAATACGGCTTTTGAAACGGCCGGTTTTAGTGCCACCGATGCTCAGGAGACATACCGGGGGCTTTATCGAATTCTTGGAGAAACGGATACTGCCGCAGAGGCCGGACAACTCCTTGCCCAGTTAGCCACCAGCGAAGAGGACCTGGCAAAATGGACCGAAATCGCCGCCGGAGTCTACGGTACATTTGGCGACGCTCTTCCCATTGAGAGCTTGATTGAGGCAGCAAATGAAACCGCCAAGACAGGAGAAGTGACAGGCGCACTGGCTGATGCTCTGAACTGGGTGGGGAAAAGTGAAGATGAATTCAACGAAAGTCTCAGTCTTTTGAGTGATGAAGGTGATAGAGCCCGCCTCATTATGGAAAATCTGCTTCATGTCTACGATGATGCGGCAGAGGTATTTTACGAAAACAATGAGGCTCTCATGGAAAGCCGAGACGCTCAGGCCAAATTAGATGATTCCCTTGCCAAAGTGGGTGAGGCTGTTTCAAATGTGAAAACAAAATTTCTTGAAACGTTTGGACCATTTTTAGCTGACTTGGCAGTAGCGGCGGCGGATATGCTCAACAACATTGCAGAATTCATTGGAAAAATTGGGGAAGCGCTGGATTGGCTAGGCGGTAAAATCAAAAGCGTAATAAACTTCTTCAGGCAGTTGGGAGGAGAAAGCGGACAAGTCTCAGAAGCATCCGCTGGGCTCCCTGATGTGAGAATGCTTCCAGATGCTTACGCAATGCGTTCCATGATGGAGGAAACCCTTCCCTATCTGGCCCAGGGCACCGTAGCCCGCCCGAACCACCCCTTTACTGCTGTGATCGGCGACAACAAGACGGAGCCGGAAATCGTATCGCCCTACTCCACCATCATGCAGGCTGTCAAGGACGCCATAGGCCCCGAGACCGCCCGCAGCTCCGCCCCCGCGAATCTGTCGGCGACCGTGGTGCTGGACGGCGTGGTGGTCGGCCGGCTTCTGGTGCCCTACATCGACGGCTATAAGTCCCTGCGGGGGGCAAATCTGGTTTTGGAGTGAGATGTAAGATGTACACACCTGATTTAAAATCCGAGCCTGCTCATAATAAACCCCGCGAGTATGGCAAACAGCGCGCCAAGGACAGCACCGAGAAGCGTATTCAAAAGATCGAATTTTCGATCGCGTTTCTTTATGGTGCGATCTTCGGCCATTTCCTTGGCGTGCTGCTCAAACTCTTCTAACGCCCTTTCTCCCTCCAGCGTTAAGACCCAAGCGGTTTTCAAATAAGAAATTTCGCATTCATGCTGCACCGTATATTCTGTTCTCTCAACTTCAATGTATTTAAGTTTATAAAAATATACAGTAGCATCGTCTGGTTTCTGTGCCGCATTAAAAAAAGTATCGCGGTACCTGACCAAATTCTGATACTGCTGTTCTGTAAGCATACTTTACCATCCCTTTCTCCCTCTAATTCTATCACAAGGGCGTGTAGGGGACAAGAAGGAGGAA